GCTAAACTAGACCCGACAGCAATCAGTAAGTTAAATTATGAAGTAATGTATAAAATGTTAGAGGGCGAAGTAGAGAAGTTAATATTAGAAAATACTGGCAACCCTTTAATAGATGACTTTAAACAAAAGATTGTACAGAAGTTTAGTTATCTAATACATAAACTTAACAGTTAAGACACAACCAATAACGTCTGTATCGGTAGCCCGTAAGGGCTATCGGTGTATCTATATAGAAGGCTCAGTAAAACCAACGACCACAATCCTGCTTTTCTTAAAATTTTGCCACGTTCAGAAAGAAGGTACTTCTACTGACAGAGTGTTTATAGCAAGTCGAATAGAAGTAGTGTATGCTGAAACGGTATGGTATAAAAAGGGACCCAGAAAAACAAAAATTTTGAGATGGCTACATTAGATCAATTAACAGATGATGAATTAAGAACCTTAATATTAAAGAAGCATATCGAATATATAAAATTATGTCAGGATAACTTTTTATTATTTGTCAAAGCTATGTGGCCTGACTTTATCTGCAGAGAAACAGAGGACCCTGAGAACTGGGGGCACCATCAAATTATAGCAAACGAGTTTCAAGACATAGCTTCAAAAGAATCTAAACGTCTTATTGTGAATATGCCACCAAGGCATACCAAATCAGAGTTCGCATCATATTTATTTCCTGCTTGGATGATCGGTAAGAATCCTAAGATGAAACTTATGCAAGTATCACACAATGCTGAACTTGCTTCGCGGTTCGGTAGCAAAGTTAGAAACTTAATGGAAACCGAAGACTACAAAAGTATCTTCGGAGATGTTAGTCTAAGAGAAGATAGTAAGGCTAAAGGACGTTGGGAGACCAATCATGGTGGAGAATATTTTGCAGCGGGGGTAGGCGGTTCAATCACAGGACGAGGGGCGGACTTACTTATTATCGATGACCCACATACTGAACAAGACTCAATGTCTGACTCTGCTATGGAAAGAGCTTTTGAATGGTATTCATCAGGACCCCGACAACGTTTACAACCAGGAGGCTCAATCGTAGTTGTAATGACAAGATGGGCAACCGATGATCTAACAGGGAGGCTCATCAAATCACAATCTGAACCTAAATCAGATTCGTGGCGCGTTATTAATTTTCCAGCGATACTTGAAAGCGGGAATCCTGTATGGCCTGAATATTGGCCACTTGATGAATTAGAAAAAGTTAAAGCATCGGTGACAACGAAAAACTGGAATGCACAGTACATGCAGGACCCAACGTCAGAGGAAGGTGCAATCATAAAAAGAGATTGGTGGCAACCGTGGAACGAAGAACGGATACCTATACTTAAACATGTTATACAAAGTTATGACACAGCTTACTCTAAAAAAGAAACTGCGGATTACTCAGCTATTACAACATGGGGAATATTTCAACCTGCAGAAGGTTATGAAGATTGTATAATTTTATTAGATGCTATTAAAGGAAGGTTCGATTTTCCAGATCTTAAAAACGTAGCTTTAGAGCAATACCAATACTGGCAACCTGAAACAACTATCATTGAAGCTAAAGCTTCAGGACAACCTTTAATTCATGAACTACGAAGAGCAGGTATACCTGTTATAGATTATGTGCCTGCAAGAGGTAGAGATAAACACACTAGAATTAACTCTGTAGCTCCTATTTTTGAGTCAGGTATGGTATTTGCACCTACAGATGAGAAATTTGCTCAAGATGTTATTGAAGAAGTAGCCGCTTTTCCTCATGGACAATTCGATGACTATGTTGACTCCATGACCCAAGCAGTGATAAGATTCAGAGAAGGTGGATTTGTTACAACTTATTCTGATGCAATAGACGAACCTAATTTTAAGATTGAAAAAGATTATAGATACTATGGATAGGATTTAATATGCCAACAAGAAGTCAACCAGATAAAAGCATGTCTGATGTAATAACTGGATCTAGACCTGGAAGAGTTAGCAAAGAAAGAATGGAAAAAATTGGTAAAGCTGCTAAAAAAGTTAAACCAGCAGCAATAGGCACACAGCCCGCACGCAAAGTTGAAAAAGTTGAAGGTATGATGACTGGTGGTATGTGTAGAGGTATGGGTGCAGCTATTAAAGGTGGAAATTTTGAGGGAGTTAAATAATGCCAATAGAAATAAGATTAAAGCCTAAAGTAAAAAAAAAAATGGGAAGACCAGGTCCTACGAAATCAGGGGTTGCGCGTCAGCCACAAGAAACTATGTCAGACAGATTTAGATTGGAACAAAGAAGAAGATTAATGAACAAAAAAAGAGATAATCTTCCAGGCGGAATGGTAGCTGGTGCTGCTGTATCTATAGGTAGAAAAAACAAAGATAAAATTAAAAAGAAAATTTCAGACATTGGAAACATGAAAGTCAAAGATGCTGCTAAAGCAATTGGGAGCGGAGTTGGTGCTTTGACTCCTATAGGCATAGCTAAATCTATTGGCTCAAGAATGAAAGATAGAATTACAGATAGAGATAAAAAAAATACAAAAGGTGAATTGAAGCGAAGACCAAGGATGCCAACACCACAAGAATTTAAAGATATGATGCAAGAACAAAAACGTGCAAAAACAAAACCTGAATTATTATTAACAGGTGGCCAAGCAAAAATTGCAGCTAAAGCTCCGCCAACTAATAAAATTGATGGAAAAGATTTCGCAGTGCTTAGAGCTGAAAAAGCAAAAGGCAGAGGCATGGGTTTACAAGATGAGAAAATGAAACCAGGTAAAGTTAAAAAAGCTGTAGTTGGTATATTGGCTCAAGGGGCAAAAAAACTTCTAGGTAGAAAAAAATCAGCAACTGCAAAACCTCAAAATGTAACAATGAAAGGTAGACGTTCTGGTATGGGTAGCATGCTTGTTGAATTGTTTAAAAAGAAACAACTAGGCACGCAAGGTATCAGTGGTCCTATTATTTTAGGTGGCGCGATGAAGCGTGGTGGAGTATTGAAAGCTAAAAAAGGTAAAAGTGTTTTAAATGCAAAACAATACAGAAAATATTTAAAAGGTTTAAAAGCAGTAGGAAAATATCCAGGAATTAGAACAGCTGGTGCGTTAAAACAATCTATGAAAGATGCATCAAAAGCAGGAGTAAAAGGTTTCTTAGAGAGAAGAGCAAAGCTTGCAGGCACAACAGTTAAAGGAATTGAAAGAGCAGCCAAAGCTACAAGAATAGGTAAGATCGCTTTAGGTATTGCTGCAGCAGGATTAGGAGCAAAAGAATATTTAAAAAGAAAATCGAAAAAAAATAAAAGGCCTCAGAAAAAAATGGGTGGAGGAATGATGATGCAAAGACCCATTAAAGCTGTAGGAGGTGCTGCCATATCAGCAATAGCTGCTGGGGCAGGAACAATAGGTGCTGCTGCTTTAAGAGCAAACAAAAAACTTGCTGAAAAAAAAGCTAAAGAGAAAAAAAAGAAAAGTGTAATGGAAGGTGATATAAAGGGTTCAATTAAACCATATGTTAAGAAAAAAATGGGTGGTGGCATGATGATGAGAAGACCTATGGGTAATTACATGGGTGGCGGATTAACTGAAGCTACACAAAGACTTAAGGCTCAAGGTAAAATGGGTGGCGGTATGATGATGAGACCAAACCCAGTTGGTTATAAAACAGGTAAGTCTGTTAAAGTTAAATGCAAACTTGGTAGAAACAAACCTACTAAAATGTACTAGGAGGGTTAATGGCCCTCAAGGAACTTTTCAAACGGGGAATATCTTCACTTCTCAAAAGAAAAAAGACTGACCCTGTATCAGGTGAGTCTCAAAAATTAATTACCTACACACCCGAAGCTAAAACTCAAACAGCAAAACAATTAGCTAAACAAGATGCACAACTACCCGTCAAAGTTGATCGTAAGATTACAGACGATCTATTGATGGGTGAAACAAGACAACCTGCCTTTGGTTCATCAACTTATGATTGGGTTATGAAAAAAGGACCAGGTAAGTATTCTGCAGATGAATGGATTGATCACTTAACTTCATCAAGAAAAGTAAATTTTAAAGTCTTCGGTAAAAACACAACAAGAACTGAAAGAGGACCCAAAAGATTTACTTACGATAAAGGATCTAGGTTTGCTGGTAAGGAAGCCACTATCAATAAGGAAGAACTTTTTGATACTAACCTTGCAACCTTTGATGACTTCGGAAACATAACTGGTGGACTTATAGGTGCAGCCAAAAGATTTGGTTTAAAGTTATCAGCACAAGATATTGGTAACATGATTAAGATGAATCCTGTTAATAGATTAAAACCTGTTGAATACGGTGGTGTATTTACTTCACCAAAAATAGATACCATTTTAAAAGGTGTAACAAGTCAAATAGATGATCTTTCAAAAACAAGTCCAGTAGCTGCAAGAATTTTTCCTACTATTAAAAGAAATTTAGAAGGTTTAAAAAGAGCAATACAAAGTGGAGACCAAAACAGTATTAAAAGAAATTACACTGAACTTAGAAGTGATCTAGCTGCTTTAAGAGGACAAGAGGCATTTAATCAAAATCAAAAAGTTCAGATCAATGGTCTAATGGGTGGACTTGATGAATTAGTAAGAATATCTAAAGGTGGTGGTAATGTAAGACCTGTTAAATATCAAAACGAAACTAGCTATACATTTCCTGGTGGTAATAATTATAGAGAAACGGTGTTCGTTCTTGATGAACCTATACTAGGTAATCAAAAATCTATGACAAGCATGGGTCATTACGGTGATCTTAAAAATAATTTATTTCATGTGAGATACGACACAAGAATAACTCCTGATGGAAAAAAAGCTATGGTCATTCATGAAATACAATCTGATGCTAATCAAAGTATTGCTAAACAACTTACGGCTAAAGAAGCATTTAAAGGTGAAAGAAGAATTAATCCTTTTCAAAAAGATATTGAATTAGATTTACTTGTTAATTCTAGAACAAAATTATTAAGAGATATGGATGATGCTATAGCTAAAAATCAATTTAATAAATCTAGAGCTATTTCAGATGATTTAAAAAATATAAATCAACAAATTAACAATACATTTAGACGAGGATCTGACTATGGTGAAAGAAATAAATTTGATTATTTCCCTTTATTAGATGCAGATGCTTATGGAGATTATGCACTTAAATTTTTAATGAACAAAGCAGCAAAAGAGAAAGTAGATTTTGTAGCTGTCATGCCATTTAATAAATTACATTTCAGACAGGGTTACAAAGCAGGTAACGAAAGATTTTATGGTTATGCAAATGGTAAAGGCATAGATAAAAAAGGACAAGCTGTAATGCCTCAACTTATGAAGAAGGCTGCTAAGTTTAATGATTCTAAAGCAGGCACAATAAAACTATCTTTATCTGATCCGAAAAAACCTTATAAAGAAGTTATGAAAGATAATTTTACTTACCCTGAAGCAAAAGGTGGTAAAAAAATTATAAGTGAATATCATGAAACAGCATCTAACGGTCCTATGAAAGGATACAAACTTATACAAGAAAATGATCCTCGGTTGTATTTTGATGCTTTTGCTATTGAAGTTAAACCTAATATGGCATACACACAGAAGCTATATAAGTCTCAAGGTGGCTTAGTAGTGGATATCTTTAAAACCTTATGATAAATTAAACTATGGCTGTAGAAAAGGGAATTACCGAAAATATCGAAGAAGAAACTAAAGTTGAAGAGATCAAGGAACAACCTGAAGGTCTTCCACCAGAAATTCAAATAGAGGGTCAAGAGACTATTGAAGAGGATGTAGTTGATGATTTCAATGCCAATCTTGCTGAGGATATGGATGAAAGAACGCTTAAGCGTTTAGGGCTAGAGTTAATTGGTGAATATAAAAAAGATAAAGAATCAAGAAAAGAATGGGAAGAAGGCTATACAAAAGGTTTAGATCTTCTTGGTGTAAAATACAATGAACAAACAAGACCTTTCAAAGGAGCTTCAGGTGTCACCCATCCGTTGTTAAGTGAAAGTGCTACAACCTTTCAAGCTTCTGCTTATAAAGAATTATTACCTAGTGACGGTCCAGTAAGAACACACGTTCTTGGTTTACGTACACCGAACACCGAACAACAAGCTGATCGTGTAAAAGAATATATGAATTATCTCCTTATGGAGAAGATGGAAGACTATACAACTGACATGGATCAAATGTTATATTACTTACCACTATCAGGATCTACATTTAAAAAGATTTACTATGATGAATTCTTACAAAGACCTGTATCTAAATTTGTTCCTGCTGAGGACTTAGTTGTTCCTTACTACGCATCAGATTTGAAAGATGCTGGAAGAATTACTCATGTTATTAAAATGAGTGAGAACGATGTAAATAAAAAAATGGCAGCAGGATTTTACCGAGATATTGAATTACCAAAACCTAATACAGAACAATCTAATCTTGAACAAAAGATAGATGAACTTGATGGGGTTAAACCAGGATTTACAGATTATATTCATACAGTATTAGAAATGCATGTTGATTTGAATTTAGATGATTATGAAAACTTTGATAACAGAACTAAAAAAGCAATTAAGATTCCATATATTGTAACTATAGATGAAAGTTCAGGAGAAGTTTTATCCATCTATAGAAACTACAGAGTTGATGATCCTAATTACACAAGAATAGAATACTTTGTTCATTACAAATTTTTACCAGGATTAGGTTTTTATGGTTTTGGTTTAATACATACAATAGGTGGTCTATCACGAGCTGCTACTGTTGCTCTAAGACAATTAATTGATGCAGGTACTTTGAAAAATTTACCAGCAGGATTTAAGTCTAGAGGTATTAGAGTTAGAGATGACGACCAACCAATACAACCTGGTGAGTTTAGAGATGTAGATGCACCAGGCGGAAATATACGAGATCAGTTTTTTAATTTACCTTTTTCAGAACCAAGCACGACTTTATTCAATCTTTTAGGTTTTGTAGTGCAAGCGGGTCAAAAATTTGCTGCGATAACCGATACCGCAGTAGGTAATGACACGCAGAACAGAGCTGTGGGCACAACTATTGCAATGTTAGAACGTGGTTCTAGGGTAATGAGTGGTGTTCATAAGCGATGTTATTATGCAATGAGATTAGAATTTAAAATTTTAGCAAGAATTTGTTCAGAATATTTACCACCTGAGTATCCTTATGATGTTTATGGTGGACCAAGACAAATTAAAGCTTCAGATTTTGATCAAAGAATAGATGTTTTACCTGTGGCTGACCCAAATATTATGTCTATGGCACAAAGAGTTACATTAGCTCAAACACAATTACAAATTGCTACATCAAATCCACAATTACACAACATTCATGAAGCTTACAGAAGAGTTTACGAAGCTTTAGGCACAAAACAAATTGAAACTTTATTAAAACCACCACAAAAACAGCCCGAACCACTTGATCCTGCTAAAGAAAATGCAAGAGCATTGCAAATGAAACTATTAACTGTGTTTGAATTTCAAGATCATGATGCACATATCGCTGCACATACTGCTTTTATGGAATCAAGAATGGTTCAAATTAATCCACAAGTATATGCTTTGTTACAATCTCATGTCTCAGACCATATTTCATTCAAAGCGAGAAAAGAAGTAAGAGAACAGTTTGCACAAGACCCTACTTTAGTTGCTTTACAACAAAATGATCCACAATCTTTTCAAATAGCATTCGATAACTCAGTTGCAACTGCTGTTGCAGAGATAACAACTGAATTAGTAAAAGGAGAAATGGAAGCAAATAAAGCAAAATCAGACCCACTTGTAAGAATTAAACAACAGGAAGTTGATTTAAGAGCTATGGATCTTCAAAGAAAAGCTGATGAGACTAAATTCAAACAAGATCAAGAAAATCAAAGACAAACTAACAAGTTAGATCTAGAATATAATAGATTAGCTCAACAGGATGAACAATCTGATAAGAGATTAGACATAGCAGAGAGAAAATTAGAGAAAAATTAATGTATTCTTATGAAAAAAACATTAAGAGAGAAAAGAAAAGGTCTTAGTGGCGGAAAAAAATTTGGACCACCACCAAAAAGAGGACCAAACTCGCAAGGTATTACAATTTCCAATAAAAGAAAAAAGAGAGTCTAATCAAGAAGCATATTTTGCAGGTATTATTGATGGAGAAGGTTACATCTCTTACGAAAAAACTAAAAAAAATTATTCAATACCCTCTGTATCTGTTGAAATGACAGACAAAGATGTAATAGATAATATTTACAAATTTTTTAACACAGGATCTGTAGTTTATATAAAACCTAGACAAAAACATCATTTAGATAGCTGGAGATGGAGAGCTAGAGGTAAATCTGCAGTGAATATTTACTTCAAAATATATAATTATTTAAGTGCGAGGAGAAAAGGTAAGATAGATGAGGTATTGAAAAAATACTGTGAAGATGCTAACGGTAGAGAGAAGTATAAAAAATTAGAAAGGGTATTAAATGGCGTGGTTTAGTTTAGCAAAGATAGCTTTACAAGCAGGAGCTAAAATATATTCAAATAAACAAAAAACTAAGATGGCAATGTCTGATGCACAACTTATGCATGCAGAGAAGATGGCGCGAGGAGAAGAATCTTACCAGGGCAAACTTTTAGAAGCCCGTCAAAACGATTATAAGGACGAATTTGTACTCGTCATAATTTCTGCGCCCATCATTGTGTTAATGTGGGCAGTAATGTCAGACGATCCAACAGCCATGGAAAAGGTAAAACTGTTTTTTGAGTATTTTCAAGACCTTCCGAAATGGTTCACTAATTTATGGATTTTAGTAGTGGCTTCTATTTTTGGTATTAAAGGAACTCAGATATTTAGAGGCGGACAAGGTAAAAAATAAACTTGCTTTGAGTATTAAAAATGTTAAAAAGTTCTTATGATAGAAGGTGATTCAGAAGAATACGATTTATTTGAAAAGTGGACAAAAGATTTTGATTGCCAAGGACACTACTCTTGTGAAATTGGTGTAAGAAAAGGTTTTAGCTCTAAGATTGCAATGGATAATTTAAAAAATTATTTTATGCATATCGGTGTCGATCCTTATGGAGACAGACAGTATGAGCATTTTGATCAAGATAGTGGAATAAAGCATAAAGATGGCCTCTCTCCCACATATCCAAATAGTATGAGAGATGAAATGTTAAGAGATTTTAAACCATACTTAGATAAAGGTGTATTCTGTTTTCAAAACATAACTGATACTGATTTTATGAAACATCGAGCCTACGATAATTCTAAATTTGCATTTGTTATGCTTGATGGACCACACACAACAAGAGATGTTTTAACAGAAGCTGTATGGTTTGCTAACAAATCAGCACCTAGATGCAGAATTGTGTTCGATGATTGGATAACCTATAAAATGGATTTGATTAAAGAGGTTATGCAACAATTTAAATTTGAAGTTAAAGAGACTGGTAAATTAAAATTGCTTATGGAGAAAAATGGCGATTGATACAGCATCTAACGATGTAATAAAAAATTTAATTCATAGACGACGAGAAAGGCTAAAAGAAACTTTAGTGCGAGATGTTGACAATACTAACGACCTTTACTATATTAGAGGACAAATCAAGTCACTTGATGACTTGCAACAAGACATAATAGACTTGTTAAAAAAACAGGAGCAATAATAAATGAAAGAGTCCACGGAGCAACCGAAACGGACTGAGACATTGGAAAAAGCTTACAAAGAAGAAGCTAAAGTCAAAAAAGTCTTAGACGAAAAAGCAATAGATAAAAAACTTTTAGATAGACTACCTACGCCTACAGGTTATAGAATGTTAATTCTTCCTTATGCGGGTCCAGAAAAGACAAAAGGTGGTTTATATTTAAGTGAAAATACTCAAGAAACAATTCAGTTAACAACAGTAGTTGGCTTTGTTCTTAAACAAGGTAACCTTTGCTACAGGGATAAAGAAAAATTTCCTTTAGGTAAATGGTGCGCTGAAAAAGATTGGGTAATCTTCGGTAGATACGCAGGCTCTCGATTCAAAATAGAAGGCGGAGAAGTGCGGATCTTAAATGATGATGAAATCATTGCGACCATATCTAATCCTGCCGATATTTTGCACCATTACTAGGAGGGTAAAATGGCAGAAGAAAACAAACCTCAACAAGAGGTTGATATCGACACTGATGGTGTTAATGAGGAGATCATCAATGTTGATAAACCAATAGAACCTAATGAAGCTTTTTCAAAAAAAGAAGATGTTGATTTAGGATACACAAATCCAATACAGGAAACTAAAGTTGAAGCTGAGCCTGAAGAAAAAAAGGAAGAGCCAAAAACTGAAGTTGAAGTAGAGGAGAAAGAAGTTGAAACTAAACCTGATAATTTAAAAGATAAGCAATCGAATTATCAAAAAAGAATCAACGAATTAGTTTTCCAAGCTAAAGAAGCAGAAAGAAGAGAAAAAGCTGCTTTAAATTATGCAAAGGGACTAAAAAAGAAATATCAGACCGTTGAAACAAAACTAAGCGAGACTGATAACAATTACCTTAAAGAAATACAGGCACGAGTATCTTCAGAACAAGATAAGTTAAAAACTTCTCTTAAAGAAGCTATGGATAACCAAGATTCTGAAAAGGTAGCTGAGATAAACTCACAAATGACAAAGTTAGCTGTTGAAAATGAGAAGGTTAATTTGACATTACAAGAGAGAGAAGCTCAGAAAAAACAAGCAGAAGAAGATAAAAATACATCACAAGAAGAACAAGTACCTGGTGAGCAACCAGTTCAAATAAGTGAAAAAGCTCAACAATGGGCTTCAAAAAATGAATGGTTTGGTTCAGACAGAGTTATGACTGGAGCTGCAATGTCTATTCATGAAGAGCTTATGGGGCAAGGTATTGAATCAGAGAGTGATGAGTATTATAATAACATTAACAAACGAATGAAGGAGTATTTCCCTCAAAAGTTTGCCCAGGATTCGACTGATAAAGAGCCTGTAGTAACAAAGCAACCCGTCCAAAACGTTGCTGGGGTAAGTCGAAGACAAGGAGGACGCAAGTCTGTGAAACTCACCAAATCACAGGTAGTAATCGCTAAGAAATTAGGGGTGCCACTAGAGGAATACGCAAAATTCGTGAAGGGAGGAAACTAATGGAAAAGATAAGAACTTCACGCGAGTCAACAACTAGATCTAAAGAAAAAAGAAAAGTTGATTGGGCTCCATCATCCAGTTTGGATGCGCCACCTGCACCGAAAGGTTTTGCACATCGTTGGATAAGAACAACAGTGCAAGGTTTCGATGATACATCAAACGTATCTCGTAAACTAAGAGAGGGTTGGGAATTTGTTAGAGCTGACACGATCGTAAGTGAGTTAGGCAAAAATGATTATCCAACTTTATCTGAAGGTAAACATCAGGGGTTAATCGGAATTGGAGGACTCGTGTTGGCGAGAATCCCAATAGAGATTTTAGAAGCTCGTGCAGCTTATTTTGAGAGAGTAACTCAAGACAGAGTTGACGCAATTGATAATGATCTCTTGAAGGAACAACACCCAGACATGCCAATCAATATTGATAGGCAGTCTAATGTGACCTTTGGTGGTAGTCGCAAGAAATAATTTTTTTGCAATTGCTATCGGGTCTTTAAGATAAAACGTTAATAATAAGGAAACTAAACTATGGCAAACGTAAAAGAAGAGTTCGGTCTAAGACCGTACAGAAAACTAGACGGTACACCATTAGTTGGTGCCCAAAACAGATACACGATAGCTAGTAACATGAGTCATGCAATTTACCAAGGTGACTTGGTAATTGTAACGACTGCTGGTAATATTGAGAAATACAATAATACCAACAACAGTGCTGGTTTATCTACAGCTGCAGTGGGCGTTTTTAACGGTGTGTTTTATACAGATCCAACAACTCAAAAGCCAACTTACGGTAACTACTACCCAGGTAGTATTGTTGCTAGTGATATAACAGCTTTTGTTGTTGATGACCCAGACGCGGTCTTCTTGGCAAACGCTGATGAAGCTTTTACAAGAGCGGATCTATTTAGAAACTACGCTGTTACTAACACAACTGGTGTAACACAAACTGGTATATCTAAAGCAATGTTGGATGTATCTAATTCAGGAACTACTGTATCTTTCGTATTACAAGCGATTGATATTTGTCAGGACCCTGATAATTCAGACACAGCAACATCAAACGCTAATATCTTGGTGAGAATAAACCACCACCAATATAGAAGCAGAACAGGCATATAATAGGAGATAATTATGGCTATATCACGATCGCAACTAGTTAAAGAACTAGAGCCAGGATTGAATGCCCTATTCGGCCTGGAATACAAAAGGTATGAAAATCAGCATGCTGAAATTTATACTACAGAAACATCTGACAGAGCTTTTGAAGAAGAAGTAATGTTAGCGGGATTCGCTTCTGCACCAACTAAACAAGAAGGTGCTGGAGTTGTGTTTGATCAAGCAAATGAAACTTTCACTGCTAGATACAATCACGAAACAATCGCGTTAGCTTTTGCTATAACTGAAGAAGCAATCGAAGATAACCTTTACGATAGACTTGCTGCTAGATACACAAGAGCATTAGCAAGATCTATGGCAAATACAAAGCAAGTAAAAGCTGCAAACGTATTGAACAATGCGCAAAACACAGCTTTCACAGGTGGAGATGGTAAAACGTTGATTAACAGCGCTCACCCATTATCATCAGGTGGAACGTTTTCAAACGTACTTGCTACAGCTGCAGACCTTAACGAAACATCATTGGAACAATCTTTGATTGACATCCAATCGTTTGTTGACGAAAGAGGTCTAAAAATCGCTGCTCAAGGTGTAAAAATGGTGATTCCAAAAGAATTACAATTTACAGCTGAGAGACTAATGAAGTCTCCTCAAAGAGTAGGAACAGCTGACAACGACATCAATGCTGTCGCTTCAATGGGAATGGTACCTCAAGGTTATAGAGTGAATAACTTTTTAACTGACGGTGATGCATTCTTCTTGATGACTGATGTACCTAATGGCATGAAAATGTTTGTTAGATCACCAATCAAAACAGCAATGGAAGGTGACTTCGATACTGGTAACGTTAGATTTAAAGCTAGAGAAAGATATTCTTTTGGATTTTCAGACCCAAGAGCTATATTTGGAAATGGTAAATTAGTCTAATACTTACTTTAGTATTAAGAATTAGAAGGGGCGGTGTTCACATCGCCCCTTTTTTTATGTATAATGAAAAGACCTAGATTAAATTTATTATGTCGACTGGCTAGGCAGACGGTATAGAGACGACATAACTAACGCTATACAAAGGAGAAATTATGGCTAACACAACATTTTCGGGACCAGTACGATCGGAGAACGGTTTTATTGGAGCAACGAAAAACTCAACTACAGGTGCATTCACAAATGTATTCGCAATTAGTTCAACAGGTGTGTACACAGGTACAAAACTTGTGGGACAAGGAACTGCAGACGTAATCGTAGCATCAACAGCTGGAACAACTGAGGTAACATTCTCTCAGCCAGACAATTCTATTATTACTTCTATTGATATTGTTTGTACTTCTGCACCAACTTTAACTGGAGCTGGTGACATTGGTTACAAAGTTGGAACTGCAACAGGCGGAGCTCAATTAGTAGCTGCAACCACAGATGAAATTCTTGATGGTGGAACTACTGTTCCTGCAGGATCTGGTTACAACTTAACATTAATAAATACAACAGCAAGTGATGCATCACCTGCAGCATCTCCAGCAGCTAACGTTTCTGGTGCTGCAAGAAATATTTTCTTGCAAATTACAAATACTGTAAACGCATCAGCTAACGGTAACATGAGATTTATTATAAACGTACAACAGTTTTAATAAATAAAATTAAATGGTGCTCCTTTGGGAGCACTTAATTAGGAGAAAATATGTCAAGTACAAGTATACAGGCGAAAATGTTTAAAGCTGTTTCAGCAAGCACAACAGCTATTGCTGCTGTGCAATCTCCATCAGGTTCAGGAAATATGACCTTGACTGGATCTGCTGTGAATGACGGCTCAAACATGTCAACGACTGTTACACTAACCTCTGCTAACAATAATGCATCTGTTTCTTTTACAATCACAGGAACTGACGCGAATGGTAATGCTGCTTCTGAAACAATTGGTACTGGTCCGAACGCTCAAACGGTAACAGGATCAACAAAGTTTCTAACAGTAACTCAAATTAGTCACTCAGCAACCCTTTCAGCAGTTTCTGCTGGATTTACAGCAACGACTGATACTACTGGTATCGTATTTGCTGGAGCGACAAGAGTTAGAGGAATGCATGGAGTATCAAAATCTTCGGCTGCTGGTGCAATGATCATTAGAAATGGATCTCAAACAGGGGATAAAAGATTAGAACTAGATGCACCTGCTGCAGCTGGTATGCTAGATCCTTATATTCCTGATGAAGGTATTCGTTATCCGAATGGTGCATTCATAGATATCAGCGGTGGTTTTGATAGTGTGACGGTATTTTTCGATGGAAGTTACTAATAAAGTATATACATCGGAACTTTTAAAATTAAGACGTGGAGGCGATGCAATGCCTCCACGAAGTAAAAAATATTTTCGTTCTACAAAAAGTGGAGCGGGGATGACAGCAGCTGGTGTTGCTAAGTATAGGAGAGATAATCCTGGTTCAAAACTTAGAACAGCAGTCACAGGCAAAGTAAAACCTGGATCTAAGGCCGCAAAGAGACGTAAATCATTTTGTGCCAGAAGTGCTGGACAAATGAAGAAGTTTCCAAAAGCAGCTAAAGATCCAAACTCAAGGCTAAGACAAGCTAGAAGGAGATGGAAATGTTAGAAAAAATTAAACAACAAATTTTGTGGGTAGTCAGAACTATTTGGAACAAAGTTAAGTCTTTATGGAGCAAATGGGTAAACTGGGTATTCAAAGGATTTTATAAGTAATGAAAAAACCAAGAAGTAAATTAGAATGGTTTAAAAAAAATATTGTAATTGTTCCTGTTGTGGCTGCAATTATAGCAGGAACATTTACATCTGTAAGATATGTATTATCTTTGACAGATACTATTACGGCAAACCAAGAAACTATTATTAAGATGGAGTCAAAGTTGAATAGCTCCATAGCAGATATTAATGACCTTAAACAAAGACTGTCCGCAGCTGAAGCTACATGGACAATGGCAGAAAATTTATATAGACAACTAGCAGACACAGTAAGGGATCACACCTATGACCTTAAAGACCTTACGAGATAATCTATTATGGATCGCATTCTTTCTTTGCGTTGCAACTTACGTGCAAGCAAGAAATGAATATTTAAATGATTACAATACTTGTGAAAGAGGTAGCTGGGAAACTTATACAGAACTTAGACAACATGAATATAAATCAGGATCTAGTGCTGAAACTCAAAACCAAACATTAGGTTTTAGATTTCGTATGCCTTTAGGTGCTGTATGTGATGATGAATATATTGCAGAGATGCAAAAGAAAAATAAACTAAAAACTCAACTTGAGCTTATAAAAGAGTGTAAAAGAATACCTAATATAGACCCACCACCTGTAGAATTTGCTGAATTATTTAACATGTGTAATAAATTAGGAGTTGTAAGATTTATTGATAAGAAACCAGAAGGTAGCCATTGGGATAATTTAAAGATACAATACTTAAAAGATAATCCAGATGTAGTTATCTTTGAAGGAGCAATGCCAAAATGAAGTTAAACGAAGGAACAAAAGTAAGCACGGATCTTAAGACGATTTTATCGATTGCAGCAGGTGTTGCTGTTGGTGTGTGGGCATATTTTGGTTTGCACGAAACGCTCAATAACCATGCTACGAAAATAGAGTTAATGCAAAAAGATCTAGAACAAAACTCAGAGTTTAGAATTAAATATCCAAGAGGTGAGTTAGGTCAATCAGCGGGAGAGGCAGAACTTTTTATGATTGTAGAACACGTTAGTGGTTTACTAGAGGATGTAGAAGCAGAAATTAAGAGTATGAGAAATAATGCTGTTAACATAGAATTTTTAAAAAAAAGAACTGAGAAATTGACTGAAGATGTAGAAAAGTTAATTAGAAACGGAAATGGTCATTAATGTTAGAAACTGTATTTGCACTTATCCTAACTTTAAACGGTTCTATGATAGAACACACGTATAAAACTTCGTTAAGCGATTGTTTAAAATCTAAACGCCTAGCTCAGAACGAGGTAAATCCAGAACGAGTTGTATTTACTTGTAAAAAGGTAAAAGCTAAGACTGAAATATATATGGATCGAAAGAAGATTTTAAGTATAATAGAATAATTATACATGAATATATTGGCATTCCACATGGGACATGATGGAAGTGTGACTATTTTAGAAGGAGATCAAATAGTTGTACATCATCAGTTAGAAAGATTTAATGGACTTAAAAATCATTTTTACCCAACTATAAATATTTTTGACAAAATAAAAAATTTAAATATAAAATTTGATAAAGTAATAATAACTTCTATGAGCGCAGGTAAATATATACCTATGGTATATTACCTTAAAAAATATTTAAATATTGATTCTTCAAAAGTTATTGGAGTTTTTCAAAACGAACATCACTTATTTCATGCAAAATGTGCGAGGCATTTTTTTAATTATCCAAAAAACGCTGTCTATTTTATTTCAGACGGAGACGGAGGACATAAAGTTTTACAAAACAATGATAATCAATTTTTAAATGGAGTTACGGGCACGGAATGTGAAAGTGTTTATGATGAGAATATAGAGCCTTTATATAAATATTATGTTACAGACAGACAGATAAAATTAATTACCGACAAATTTTCTATTACAAGAAATCTTTCATTAGGTAAGGCTTATCAAAAATTAGTATATGAATTAGGACTTGATTCGCATGAAGAGGGAAAAGCTATGGCTTTATCTTCATATGGTAAGTTTAGTAATGACATTGCCAATAAATTGGTTTTCGATAATAATTGGAATTTGAATTGGATGAGTAATATTGAAGAAAGTTACGAACCCACAAATCACTTTAATAGATATATGCTTAATCCAAGTGTAAATCACACAGCGAGAGATTCAAAATCATTAGATTTTGCTAAAACTTTTCAAATTGTTTTTCAGCTTTTATTTTTACAAAAAGTACAAAAAATAAATAAGAAATATGAACTTTTAGTTCTATCTGGTGGTTGTGCTCAAAATGTTTTAAACAATAGTTTTTTAAAAAATGAATTAAATAAAGATATTTTAGCTGATCCTTTCAACGGTGATTTTGGAATATCATTAGGTGCAGCTCTCCATTACACAAATGTCAAAGTAAAACCGTTAAAACATATTTGTTCAGGTTTTGATCCAATTATATCTTTACATAATTTTGAAAGTGAAAATGTTACTCCAGAGGAGGTAGCAGAGATATTGGTTAATGAGCCAATAGCTATATTTAGTGGTAAATCAGAACAAGGACAAAGAGGATTAGGATTTAGGTCTTTATTAGGTAATCCTTTAGATGATAAAATATTAAATAAAATTAACTCTATTAAAAAAAGAGAATGGTATAGACCGTTTGCTTGCACTGTTTTAAAAGAAGAGGCTTCTGGTTTATTTGAGATAAAAGAAAATATAACATCTCCTTATATGATGTTTGTTTATAAATGTAAGGATAAAAGATTAAAAAATGTATGTTCAGTAGATAATTATAGTAGAATTCAAACTTTAGAGAGACAATTTAACCCTAAGTATTATGATTTAATTAATGCTTTTAAAAAATTAACAGGTTTACCTGCTGTTCTTAACACTTCACTTAACTTACCAGGTAGAGTATTATGTGAGGACACAAATGATTTATATTTTATGATGAAGAATAGTTCATTAAAATATTGTTATTTGTGTGATGAGAATAAATTATTATGGCTTACTTAAATGCAAATATACCTGTAGAATACGCACAAATTAGAAGGGAGTATTTATATGATCTTAAAAAACATCATGGAGAAGTTGAAGACTGTATTATTTTCGGCATATCGGCTATTACGGGGCGTAGTCCACTTTTTCATTGTATTATGGAAAATGGAGCTGTCTACTATCGTTTACCAATATCTGCATTCATTCAAAGAGGCTTTAAACCGAATGATGTTCCTAAACGTAGGCTTGACGAGTTGGTTTTATGGAACTGTTTTAGTTATTATCCTGCTGTTCATTCTTGGGACATACTAGAATCACAAGCTGGTAAATATATAGGAAAGGATAAAAAATGGCACCATGGTAAATATTTATTTACTATTGATTTTGCTCACCCTGATCCAAATATTTTAGATACTGATCATTCTGAAATACCACACGAACATAAATGTGCTCACGTTTTAGCTTTAGATGATGGTAATTATGCTGCTCAACCAAACAATAGATTAATTTGGGATATTCCATCTTTCACTGTAAAAGATAATATTCCAGATTGGAAAGTACAAACAAATGAGTGGAATGTTGAGGATACAAGTAAATGGAGAACTGAAGATACAGATAAATTTTTCTATGAAATTGAAGAAAAGAAAAAATGAAACTAAATTCACATATTCCTATTGTTCATAATGGTGTTTTTATCTATGATTTGGATGTTGAAGACAATTTAATAGACTTTTTTTCAAAAGAAAAATTTTATTCTTTAAAAGATGTAAAAGATGGTGATAGAAATTTACCACAATTATCTGTAGATAAAAATATTCTTTCTAAATTTACAAATCTCAAAAAAGAAATAGATGATGCTTTTGTACATTTATTAAATGAAGTAATTGGAATTCAAGAGAATGAAGTACACATTTATAATTCATGGATTACTAAAACTTATAAAAATCATGAAAGCTCTGCTCACAGACATCCAAACGCTTGGTTAAGTGGAGTTTTTTACCCTGAAGAAAATAATTGTTTTCAAATAAGGTTTTTTAACGATTTTTTAAGCAGTTTTAACGGAAAAATTAATACACATAGTCTATATAATGCACACGAACTTGATATAATACCAAAGAAGAATCAATTATTTATTTTTTTTAGTAACTTAAGACATATGATAGTAGAAAACAAAACTGATAAAATAAGATACTCTTTAGCATTTAATTGCTTGCCAAAAGGAGAATTTGGTATTAATGAATCTGCCTACAATTTTAAATGAAACTTACAGCTAACATAACTCTTGACGAGCTTACCAAAAGCCAAACGGCTGAACGTAAGGGCATTAATAACAATCCATCACCAGAACAAATAGAAAATTTAAAAGCTCTTGCAATAAATATATTACAA